CGAAAGCGGCGGCCGTTGATTTGAAATGCGTAATGGTAAACTTCGCCGCGCTTAGATACAGACATGGGTATTCTCCAGCGGCGTAATGCGTGTGCGGGACTTGATCCAGGCGATGACGTCCTCTTTCTTGTAGCGGACCTGAGATTGCGGGCCGCCTAGCTTGAAGTAGGCAGGACCTAGCCCTTTGCAGCGCCATACGGCAAGGGTGCTTGAGTCGATGCCAAGGATCTTCCCGACATCCTTCGAGGTCATGATTTCGAGGGGAGGTGTGGGGTAGTTTTTTGGATTCACTATAATAGCTCCTGTAGTAGTTTTTAAATACGAATACGTACCACGTCAAGCCAATACATCTAAATATGTACAAATAATTTCAAATCTTGACAAAAACAGTAGGCTCAAACGACACTGTTCACTATCGCAGCATCTATGATAGCTTCTGTCGTAGATAAGCCGAGGAGCACTGCCATGTTTATGTGTCGCCCAGCGTCGCAGGATCGATCTGAGTTGTTGTGCCCGAATCCCTGTGGGGAGGCGCGGGCATGACGATTCCCGAAAAATCCAATTCTTGTGTTGGAGTTGACTTGCCCGGTGGTGGCCGCGTGCATGCCGAGGGCCTGTGCGCCTGTGGCGGTCAGTTCGAGGCCGCGCCTTCCCTTCCCGCTCTTCCCCAGCCGCTCGGTCGGCTGACCGCCGCGCTTGATGAGTTGGAGGCGGTCAGCGGCGCGCTGAGCCTGGAAGACGTCCTGTCCGTTTACGTGCGGCGGTTGGTCTCTGCGAACAGCGAACCGAGCTACAGCCTGAGCCGTGGTGGTGAATCCGTGCGCTGTGCGGAGTACGATTGCGCGCACGGCAAGCACGCCGAGGACTGCACGATAGGCGCGGCCTATCACCTTTTGGCGCTGATCTGGCGCAAACGATCTTCGGAACCAAAAACCTCAACAAAGGAGGCTGAGCTAAACGAGAGGAGCGCTCAGGCGAGCGAGGGGATGCGCGTGCCTGGGCAATATCACGAATGGATTGATCGGAGGTTCACGTGGCCTATTTGATGCCCGGCAAGTGCCGGTATTGCGGCTGCACGGAGTCGAACGCTTGCGTTTTGCAGGATGGCGATACGTGCAGTTGGCACGACAACACGCGCACGGTCTGCACCGCGCCTGGCTGTGTGCGGCAGTTTATCGCGGATAGCCGTCGGCGTCGGCCTGTGCGGCGCAAGAAGTCGACGGCCGAGGTACACGCGGAGATTATGCGGCGCGGGCGGCGTGGAAAGAGAGCTGCATGAGGGTGTGGGTTTGGGCGTTGGCGCGGCGCTACGCGTGGCTTTTGGCGCTGATTGCCGTGTGGGGAGTGGTGGTGTTGCTGGTCGAGCGCGTTGAGCGCTGTTACTGAGCGAGGGTGGAATGGCAAAGAAGATCGAGATCGAACTGCCCTGCGCGCTGAGCGATGACGAGGTGCGGTCGCGTGGCGATTACCTGGTCGAGCTGATTGCGCGCATGGACGCGGTGAGCGAGGAAAAGTCGAACGTGGCGAGGCGTTACAAGGATCAGCTCTCGGGCCTGGCTGAAACGCAGCGCAAGGTGGCGGCGGCGATCAGAACGCGCTGTGAGACGCGCATGGTGCGTTGCTGGGTGACGTATCACGCGCCGTGCGAGGGCGTGAAGCGTACCACGCGCATGGACACGGGCGATGTGGTGAGCGAAGAGCCGATGACTGACGCCGAAAAGCAGCTCAATCTTTTTGCCTCGATCAAGGATTTGGAAGCGTTGGCCGGAATTGAGCCTCCAGAGCCGCCGTCTGCGGATGGCGACGACGATGAGGCGCAGGACGCAGAGCAGTAGCGCAGGTGCCCGCAAGGGCAGAGAGGAGCGGACAGTGGCAACAGCAACAGCGGCAAAGAAGACGACAGTGGCGCGAGCGGTGGAGGTGATGCCGGCGCGGTACACGATCGACGCGAGCATTCTTCGGTTGGCCGAGCGGACTCGCGACACAACGCGGGCAATGCATGAGCGCAGTGCTCTGCTCGAGGAGCGGCTCGACCAGATCAACAGCGTGCTTGAGGAAGCGAGCACCTACCTGGATGAGCTGGATAGCTGCTCGGGGCGGTTAGCCAGGCGCGTTGGGTTGGAGGAGTAGATGGCGGCCGGGTTGTGGCAACACGCACGGCCATGGGTGCGTTGGATCGGCAAGACGACGGTGCAAGTGGTGTTGCTGTGGGGTATCTACTGCTCGATTTTGCGTCATGACGATCACGGCGCTTTGCTCTGTGCGATTTTGGCAACTGTCTTGGATCGGTAGGTGGTGACTGTGGCGAAAGATCGCGATTGGACGAAGACGGGGACGGTTGAGGGGATGGCGAGTTGGCTGTGCGGCAAGTCTGGCGCGCTGGCCGTGATCGTAATTCGCGTGGACGATGGCGTGCTGGCGGCCGATGCGGAGATCGCGCCGCATGACGTGGGCGATGTGGTAGCTGAGCGGCTGCCGGGCCTGATCGCGGGATTGCAGGATGCGCGTAGCCGTAAGCATAACGCGGGCCGGAGCGAGCTCGAGCCGGTGAGGGAGTAGCGATGGCGGTTCAGATTTTCAGAATGAACGACTGCGATTGGTATGCGGCCGAGAGTCTACAGGATGCGCTGGCGTGCATGGCAGAGGAGCTCGGGTTTGCGACAACTCTTGAAGGGATTGCCGAGATGCGAGAAGAGTTCGGCGTTGACGATCCGCAGGCTCTGAGCGAGGAAGAAATGCGGCAGACCCCTTTTCTCGAGGAGGAGAGCGGTACGCAGTGTAACTTCCGTCGCGCGCTTGATGTTTTGATTTCTACCGGCGAAAAGTTTCCATGCTCTTTCGCAACGACGGAATGCTGAGAGGGGCAGGGATGGCGAATCATGTATGCGCGGTGCTTGTGTTTGTGGCTGTGGGCGTTGCGGTGCAGGTGGGGTGCATGGTGCGGCAGTTGGATCGCGGCCTAGCCGAACAGGGTCGCCTAAGCGCACTTGCGTGGTGGCGATTGCGCAAGTGGAAACGGGCCGAGTCGCACTGTCGGGAGATGGCCGCGCAGATCTATCAACAGCGCGAAGAGTTGCGGCTGTGGCAACTGCACGCAAAAGCGATCAGTCATCGTGAACGGCCGTATCTGGAGTGGTTGCGCAAGAAGCAAAAGAGAGGGCGAAGGGGGTAGCGCAGTGGAAGAATCGGCGTTGTTGAAGGCAGCAAAGAAGCTCCAAGATGCGCGTGATAAACACGTGCGCCTGCAAGGTGAAGCTGAGCGGGCTCACGCGCATGCTTTCACTTTGGACGTGGCCGCGCATTGTGCGGGTGAGGCCCGGAGCGAGGCGCACGAAGAGCTTATGAAGTTGATCGATGGTGGTGCCCCAGTCGGTGAACAAAAGGCCGAGGCGGTGGCTGTGAATTGCCCGGATTGCGGTCTCTATCATGCCAATGTTTCCAATGTGGAACAGGTGCAGTGCTCGGGAGAGGACGGCGGGTGCTGGCGCTTCCGCCCGAAGGAAGGCGGTGCCGCGTGACCGCGCGGCGCGGGCGTCGTCGGCCAGCGGGCGGTGGCGTGGTGTTCCGCAAGGCGCAATGCGCGTTTGAGTGCCTGGGCTGTGGCGCGCTGGCCTTGGTGCATAGCTGCGTGGTGCGCGATCCGGAGGCCATGGCCCAGATGCGCGAGGCGCTGGAGTACAAGCACGAGGAGTGCTGGAGGTATCCGACACGGCATGAGGCATGCGTGGCGCGGGCACGGGCGAAACGGGAAAAGATGCAGCGCAAGCTGGCATCGCAACAGGCGAGTTGGAGGGGTGGATTATGCGGGTGATGGAGTGGGCGCGTAAACGAGCGCACAAGTCGGGCCTTTTGCGGTATTGGCTGCGGACGAGGAATACGCACATAGCTCGGGATGTTTTCGACGCGCGAGCGAAGCGCTTGGGGTATGTGGGTGCTGGTTGGGGCGTTGCGGTGGAGGTGGCTGATCGTTGCGAAAAGGCCGAGTCCGCGGTCAAGGACTTGTCGATGGCGGTGGAGATGGAGGACGTGGCGCAGGCGATGCCTTTCCTGCGTCCGGCGCAGGTCGAACGCCTGGTGATGTTGATCGAGCGGTGTGGAGAGGTGTCGGTGATGGCGGGCAAGGTGCTGCGGTACGGCTACAACGGCACATCGCCGCGCACCGGGCTGCCGAATCAGATGGTGCTCGAGCGCAAGGTGGGCGGACTGCTGGCCATGATCGACCTGATGGCGCGCACTGGCGATGCGCGACTGCGTGAGGTGCGCACGTCGCGGGACTGGGCGAGCAAGCGTCTGGCTAACTGGGCGCAGTGGCAGGCCAGTGACGACGAGGTGGCGTAATGCAGCTACGGCGATGGACGGGGGCGCAGATCGCGGAGTTGCGCAAGGGAGTGGCCGCAAGCGTGCCGGTGGATGACCTGGCCGAACAGTTGGGGCGCACGCGGAGGGCGGTCGCAGGTATGGCGCGGCGGTTGGGGTTGGACAAGGTGAGCAAGTGTCGGCGCTGGAGCGTGCGTGAGGATGGGGTGTTACGTCGACAACGCGGGCGCAGTATCGACGATGCCGAGGCCGCGTTGAGGCCTTACGGACGCAACCGGAAGGCAGTCACAGCGCGTGCCCGTGCCTTGGGCGTGCGACTGTGTGATGTACGTGGCCAGCATAGGCAGGCGGTAACAGCGGTCATGCGAGCTACGCCATCGGAGCTCGGCATCAGAACGCGGATTGAGTGGTGTCCGCAATGTCGCGCGCCGGTGAGCAACTGGCAGGAGCATTACGAGCGGATGGGCCACCGGAGGCCGGTGGCGGCGTAACAGGCAAGCAGGACGAGATGGATAGGACGCTGCGGGCATAGAGCTTGCAGCGCATGGGGTAGCACTGTGCAATTTTCAGGGACGCATAAGACGATGACGACGGCCGACATTACGGCCACGATGGCGGAGGTGTTGGCATGAGTGCAAGGGCATCCGCGTATGCAAAGGGGCTGCTGGAGTGCCCGAATGGCGAGCTGATCTCGGCGCGTGAAAAGTTGGTGCTGATGGTGCTGGCGGACTCGCATCAGGACCGCGCAGGCCGCTACACCTATCCCAGTATCCAGACGATTGCCAAGGACGCAATGTGCGATAGGCGGTCGTGTCAGCGGTATCTGGCTGCGCTCGAGCGCAAAGAGGTAATCCTGCGCATGCACCCGGCGAACCAAGGCCGCGCGCAGATCACCTACTACTTTTTTACCGAGTTGGACGAGGTGCCAAAAGGGTGGCAGCCTGCCGCCCTTTCTGATGATGGATTTTTTTTGCAGAAGGGCGGCAGAAGGGCGGTAGAAAGGGCGGCAAAAGGGCGGCAAAACGCTTCGGCGCTTAATGGAACGCGCGTGCGCGAACCGGAACCTAAACAAGAACAACAAAAGCAACTCCCCCTTATCCCCCTCGCGGGCGAGGGGGAGGCGAATGGAGGAACGAGTGAGATTGCAGAGCGATGCAGTGAAACTAAACCCGTGGGTAGACAGGTGGGCTTACTGTCAGCGGCAGAAAAGACCAATGCTGCTGTTGAGGGCAATGGTGCTGGTGTGGCCACTGAGCCGCGAGGTGGTGGCGGTACGCCGTCGGCAACCAGCGCCGCTGATCTGGCGCAAGTCGCAGACGCGGGAAGCGCGGCTGAACATGCCGCGGTTGTCGCGGATGTTTCCGTTGACGGTCGGCATTTTCGACCAACGCCTGATGGAAGTAGTGGAAGTTTGGGCTTCAGGCAGGTCGGTGTTTCCGCCAAGCGTGAAACCTGCAACCAAACGCCGCAAGCGATTGGCGCCGATGAGGCGGAAGGTGGGCGAGCGGTTCGCGATGCGGCCGGGCGTTGTGGATTGGGACAAGTCGATGATGCCGTGGTAGCGAGCGAGTTCACGCCGGACCAGCTAGAGCATCTTCGGAAGTGCAATCCGCAGACGCGCGCGGATTTTGAGAGCTATTACCGCGAGGAAAATGCAAAGGCCGCGGCGGCCGCAAAGCGAGAGCGAAAACCGGAAGAGCCGGAGCTCGAGTTTGCCGAGGTGGCGGCTGCGCGTGCTTGGGTGATGCGCAAGCTCGGATTCATCGAGCGGCGACGCGGCGGTATGGGGCCGGTGGTGGAGGCTGCACTGCGAGTGCGCGCTGAACAGGGTGAGTCGCTGGGAGTGTTGGCGCAATGCATGGTTGGGGCTGTGCGCAAGCACGCGAAACTCGCCTCGCGCATGCGGTACCAGTACGGTCCAGCGAAGTTTATCTCGCTCGGTCTGTGGCTCGACGAGAACACCTGGCCGTGGGATTACAAGGAAATTGCGCGGCAGCAAGCGAGGGCATTTTGACGCAGGGCTTTGTGCAGATTTGGACGTTGCGGCGCGGCGTGCTGGATAAGCATGAGCCGCTGGATATGGCTGGTCAGTTGGCGGCGTACAGCCAGGCGCTGGCCGATGCGGCACATGAGGCGCGGACGCCTGTAACGCGGTACGGAAGACGGAGGCAAGAAGCGTAATGAAGAAAGCTCTTGATTTGTTTTGCGGCGGCGGTGGTGCTTCGATGGGGTTACATCGTGCAGGCTATGACGTAACCGGAGTGGATATAAATCCGCAGCCTCGTTACCCGTTTCGGTTTATTCAGGCTGATGCAATTACATTTCCGTTGGAGGGGTTTGATTTTATTTGGGCAAGTCCTCCGTGCCAGGCGTTCTCGCGCCTGCGCCATTTGCACAAGAAAGATAGACCGAACCTGATTCCGTCTACGCGGTCAAGGCTTGTGAAGTCGGGAGCTCCGTACTGCATAGAAAATGTCGAAGATGCACCTCTGGGCGAGTCTGGATTTCTCATCATGCTCTGTGGGACGATGTTCGGATTGCGCACTAAGGGTGGACGTGCAGAGCTTCGACGGCATCGCGTCTTTGAGACTTCATTTTCGATTCCACTCCGGCCGCGTTGTCAGCATGGATACGTGCCCGCATTGTCTGTTTGCGGAAAAGGGGGGCATTTCACAGCACCAAAAGTTCTGACAGTTTGTGGGCATACGCCGGTAGACAATGTGCGTCCTCGGTCGATTACGGTCACCGGGAGCACGCCACAGACCAATACCGTCAGAAATGTAGTTCGGGAAACGTTCACGGTAAATCAGGCGCGCGAGGCGATGGGTATTGATTGGATGAGCATGAAAACGCTCAGTCAGGCTATTCCACCAGCTTATTCAGAGTTTATTGCGAAGCATGTGGCGTAGTTGTCGGTGCCTGTTTGGGGAATCTAGCCGGAAGAAGAGGAAAAGCGTTGAAAGTTGGCGAATTGATCGATAAATCGAGGCAATTTCCTCCCGAGGCGTGGCAGAGACGGAGCTCGATGAATGCGGGGAATATCGCTGAACTTTATAGCTAAAGATTGGTGCGATTGTGCAGGACTGGAGCGGTTAATCGCGAAATCAATATTTCTTGATTTCTGATTGAAAATGACGGGCGTGGCCAGTTGGCTGCGCCTGTTTTTTGTGTTCGATTTGCATTCTGTGAGCTGATCGGGTAGATTTCCTTTTGTCGAGAGACTCGTCATCCCGCTAGAGGGTGTTGGCCGCGTCAGAGCCTGCGCAGTACCTAGTAGGTCGAAGTGTATCTGCTCGACAACATCAAGAGAATCATCCCTGCCGGCGCAAGCCGGTTTTTCTTTTGGTGTTCCTCTCGTTTGGCGCATTTGCTATGGGCAAACGTCCATCAGTGCGCACAAGTGGCAAGAAACTCACGCTGTATGCTCCGTACGATGTTGCCGATGACTGGTTGCGCGTCAAAGATGTGCTCTTTGTTGACGGTGAGCGCATGTGCCGATCAGGTGTTTGGGTTCGCATATACGACGCAAAAGGCAGTCACGTTGGCTACGAAATGTGCCAGCGTGAAGAGTGGAACAGCTATGTGACTAGAGAATCGCCTCGCGCAATATCGGCATCAGAGATGATGCTTTATGCTGGGCGGGCGTTTCGCTTTGGTCGATCACGTACGGCAGGGCTGACTGAAAAGCAGCGCTTGGCGCGGCGCGATGAACGAACAGGCCTGTGGTTACCACCGGAAGATAAGGTGGAGCGGGTTGAGGCCAAGGTTGAATACCTCGGCCAGCACCGATTGGTTGCATAACTGGGCTGATGCGCGTGAGCGCGTTGGCCCTTTTCTTTTTTAGGGAGAACGTTTGATGGATGGAACGTTGCAGATCCAGCTTACGGTCGGCGCAGGCGCGCTGCTGAACCTGCTCACGGTTGCGTATCATGCGGGCAAACTCAACCAGCGCGTTGCCAGCCACGATGTAAGGCTCGACGAGCAGGGCGTGATACTTGACAAGCATGGTGTAACGCTGACAGATCACGAGCGTCGCATCTCGCACATCGAAGGTCAGCGCGGTATTCCGCTGTCGAGCGGGGACTAAGCGTGCCGAGGCGTGCAAAGCGTTTTTGCCTTGGCCATTGTGGGCGCATCGTCGATGGTGGCTATTGCGCTGCGTGCCTTGACCGCAAAAAGTCGAGCTCAAAACAGTGCGAGTATGGGCGCGATTCGGCGTGTAAACGCGGGTATGATCGGCATTGGAGAGAGTTCCGTGATGCATACCTGCGAAGGCATCCTCTCTGTGTGGATTGCCTTAAGGAAGACCACCGGGCTGTTTCGGCAACCGACGTGCATCATATCGCCAAGCTGCGAGAGCGGCCTGACCTGCGGTTCGAGGAGACGAACCTGATGCCGCTGTGCAGTGGGCATCACGATGCGCGTACCGCGCGCGGCCAGTAGCGGGCGCACAGGGGTATGGGGGTCAAAAGATTCAGGGTCGGCCTCTGTAGACCGTATGTGGACCCTTACGCACATATCCGCATAATAAAAAAATCAGCCTGAACAAATGTTTGATCGCCAAAGTCTGGATCGTCTCCAGATGTGGCGTTATTTGCGCCCTGCTGCCTGTTCGCGGGGGCGATTTGACGTGTCTTGCATTCAAAGAGGTCAAAAATGCCCAGGAAGCCAAAACCGATAGAGCTGCAGCTCCTGAAGGGGGCGCATCGAAATGACCCCAGTCGACTGGCGGGCCGGATCGAGGCGCTCAAAATTCCTCGCATCCCCCTCGGCGATCCACCTGCGTACTTTCTCGTCAAGGCTCCTGGTATCGGATACCAGCGAGCGGAAAAACTTCACCAGATTTGGGATGAATGCCGAGCGAAATGGGAAGGTCGAATCTTTGAGGCCGACTCGTTCGCACTTGAAACCGTCTGCCTGCTCTTGTTTCAGCAGCGCGAGGCGTATGTTCATCAACATAAGTTTGCGCCTGGCGCTCTGTCGGCGCTCGTCAAGCTGACAACGATGTTTGAAGAGCGTGCACCTGAGATCGGCATGGGCGCAGATGACGTGGCGAGTGATCCCAGAGCGGAGTACATGGCGAAAAGGGCTGGGTAGAGATGGCGGTGCGGATAACGGCAGAGCGGTACATGAAGGATGTTCTTGCTGGCCGCATTCCGGTTTCAAAGCTCGTTCATCTACAGATCGAGCGCCACTACAACGACCTGAAAACAGGCAAATCGCGTGGGCTGAAGTTTGACAAGGAAGCCGCGCGTGCCGTCATCGAGTTCTTCCCGCTCTTTCTGGTTGGCACGGATGGCGACTGGGATGGCGTACCGATTGAACTTCCACCTTGGTGGCAGGCGCTGCTCTGGATACTGTACGGGTGGAAGCGCAAAAACGAAAAGGGAAAGTGGGTTCGTCGGTTCAAGTTCGCCTACACCGAGGTCGGGCGCGGAAACCTGAAGTCGCTCGTGGCTTCCGGGCTCTGCCTGTATGAGTTGTATGCTTTTGGCGAGCCCGGCGCGCAGGTCTACGCGGCCGCCACAGATCGCAAGACGGCCAAGCTGGTTTTTGATACGGCCAGCTTGATGGTGCGGAAGAGCGAATGGCTTAGTAAGCACATCGATGTCAGCCGTGAAAACCTCTGCATTCCGGGTACTGCGAGCAAGTTTGAGCCGTGTGCCAGCGAAGACCAGAACCTTATGGGGCTGCGCCCCACGTTTGTGTGCATTGATGAGCTGCACGTGCATACAACGTCCGGTGTCTGGGATGTGTTTTACAGTGCCATGGGCAAGCGTAAGCAGCCGCTTATGTTTACGATCACCAACAGCGGTCAGAACCAAAACAGCGTCTGTTTTCGCAAGCGCGAGTACAGCGAAAAAGTTCTGAAGGGCATTGTCCCTGATGACCGATGGTTTGCCTGGGTCTGTGGCATCGACGACGAGGGCCGCAGCGACTTCAACTGGGAAGACGAGAGCAACTGGATAAAAGCCAATCCTTGTTTGGGTGGTGCCGTGTCGCTTGCTGAGCTGCGCGAACAAGCGCAGGTGGCGAAGGCTGATCCCAGTTCGTTGGCGAATTTTCTGCGCTTCCGTCTGTGCGTCTGGACCACGTCGTATTCGGTGTGGATGCCGATGGACAAGTGGGACGCCTGTAAGCGCGTGGTCGATCGGGAAAGTCTGCGCGGCCGACGCGCTGTGGGATCGCTCGATTTGTCGACCACCACCGATATTTCATGCTTTCTTTTGCTCTTTGAGCCTACGGAGGATGATCCGTACTACCGCGCTTTTCCGCAGTTCTTCCTTCCAAGAGAGAACCTCGAGCGGCGCGTGAAACGCGATCGCGTTCCGTATGACGTGTGGGAGCGCCAGGGGCTGTTTCATCTCACCGAGGGGCCGGTGATCGATTACCGGTACATTCGCAAAACCATCAATGATCTGCGCGAAGAGTTCCGCTTCGACCGCATAGCGTTCGATCGCTGGAATAGTACGGAAATTGTCACCAATCTTGGCGATACCGATGGTTTTGAGATGGTCGAGATGGGGCAGGGCTTTGCCAGCATGAATGCGCCCACTAAGCGGCTGATGGAAATGGTGCTTTCGGGCGAAGTGGCTCACGATGGCAATCCTGTCCTGCGCTGGATGGCCTCGAATGTGATCGCGGCCAAAGATCCAGCGGGCAATATCAAGCCAGACAAGGCCAAGTCGCGCGAAAAAATCGACGGTATCGTGGCTTTGATTATGGCCATTTTTGTCGCGCTTGGCACTACCGACGATTCCGATTCCGGCTTTGAACCGTACTACCTGTAGGGGAAATTATGGGATTTTTTGCACGTTTGCGGGAGTTTCGCGCGAACCCGATGGAAAATCCGTCAGTTCCGCTTGCGTCGGGCTTTCTGTCTACGCTGGGATGGCTCTTTGGCGGCAACGCGACGGCATCCAATGAGATCGTCAGCGAGTTTTCGGCGCTGCAGCACGTTACGGTGTATGCCTGCGTGCGGGTGATCGCGGAATCAATCGGCAGTTTGACGCTGCGCACGTACAAGCGTGTGGGCAAAGGCCGCTCGGAAGTAATTGAAGACCCGATCTGGAAGATGCTGGCGCTGATGCCAAACGATGAGATGTCGGCATCGGTCCTATGGGAGAACGTCGCCGGGTGTATGGCTCTTTGCGGAAATAGCTTTCTGGAGATTCTGCGCAATAAGGCAGGAGCTCCTCTGCAGCTTTATCCGCTGCACTGCCTGCGCACAAAGCCGGTTCGGCTTCCCGACGGTTCATTGGCTTATCGCACGGTGGACTTTGCCACTGGCGGTGAGCGCATCATTGCGGGCAAAGATTGCCTTCACTTCCGGCTGTTCTCGTGGGATGGCCTCGAAGGATTGAGTCCCATCCAGCAGGCCCGCCAGACGATCGGCTGGGCGCAGGCCGCGATAAAGCAATCGGCGCGCTTCGTTGGTAATAACTCGACGCCGCCGGGCATTCTGACGCGTGTCGGACGTGGTGACGACGGCGCCGAACAGAAAATGCGAAAGTTTTGGGAGAGTTCTTCCGGTGGCCAGAATAGCGGTCGCACGGCGGTTCTTTCTGGAGAGTGGAAATACCAGCAGATCGGCATCAATGCCAAGGATAGCCAATGGCTTGAGTCGATGCAGTTCAGCCGATCCGATATTGCGGCGCTCTTTCGCGTGCTGCCTGGGATGGTCGGCGAGCTCGGGCGCATGAGCAACAACAATGCCGAGCAGCAGTCTCTGTCGTTCGTCATTGACACTCTGCGCCCGTACCTGGTCCGAATCGAGCAAGAAATCGCCATCAAGCTGCTGGGGGGTGATCCTAGCCGCTTTGTAGAGTTTGATGTGAGCCAGCGCTTGCGCGGCGACTGGAAAAGCACGATGGATGGCTTCGCGGTTGGCCGCCAGTGGGGAATTCTCACGGCGGATGAATGCCGCGAGCAGATCGGATATAACCCGCTCGGCACGCCGGAGGGTGAGATCACTATTGCCCCGGTGAACATGCAGGCTGCTAGCCGAATGCTGACGACTGAATCGATACAGGATCAGCCGGTCAATGCTCCGCCGGAGCCGTCCGTCGATCCGCAAATGCGCAGCATGATGCTGGGCTACGGCCCAGCACTCCTTTCGATTGCCAAGGATGCCGTTGGGCGCGTCGCAACGCGCAGCAAGCGCGATTCCGACAGCCTGACACCAATTTTGGCACCGATGGCCGACTCGATTGCGACTCTTGCGGAGTTTGAAGCGAGGCGGCAGTTGAGGCTGCCGGAAGAGTGGCGTGCCACAGACAAGGGCCGGTGCGAGTACGTGCGTGGCGTAGCGCGACGCGCTATCGAATGGCAGATCGAAGCGCGCGACGAGATCGCCAGCGTCGAACTGCGCAAAGCTCTCAGTTCCATCACCTACACCGTCTATCGCGAGGCCGGCGCGGCGCTCGCTGAAAGGAATCTCAATGCCGCAGCATAAGCCTGAGCGTCGTTTCGTTTCGCATGAATTCCGGGTTTCGCAGGAAAGCGATAAGCCGCAGATTGCTGGATACGCTGCGCTTTTCGATAGTGCCAGTGAAGATATGGGGTGGATCGAAATGGTAGATCCACACGCGTTCGATAAGGTGATGACATCGCGCCCCGACGTGCGCGCTCTGTTCAACCACGATCCCAATCTGATCCTCGGTCGAACGGTTGCGAACACGCTAAAGCTGACAATCGACGCTCGCGGTCTGGCGTACAGCATCGATCCTCCCGACACGCAGTTGGCACGCGATCTGATGGTCTCCATGCAGCGCGGCGATGTTTCGCAGTCGTCCTATTCGTACATCGTGTCGCGCGATCAGTGGACAGACAACGAAGACGGGTCAATCACGCGGCGCATTCTCGAGATCTCTGAACTCTTTGACGTTTCCCCTGTCACATATCCGGCTTTCGCCTCGACAACGGCCGGTGTACGGTCATTGCCAGACTCGTGCCCTGTTGAGTATCGCTCGCGCCTCGAGCATCGTTACACGGATGACGATTCCGCTTGTCTTTGCCAGTGCGCGCAGTGCCAGGATGGAAATTGTGACCTCTGCTCTGATCCGGACTGCGATGACGAGAACTGCGAGTCGTGTTGCCAGCAACAGCGCAGCAGGCCGATCAGTGCCGAGCAGCGCCAGCGCATGGAAATGATGCTGGCGTTGGCTAAGGCCAAGTAGCCCACATCGATTTTTGCAATACACAAGGCGGACGTGCCACTTGCTGGCTGCGCTCGACCGCACTCGTGCGCCTTGTTGCCGTGAGGTCGCCACATGCAGCGGCGATTGTCTCTGCGCCAAATTCCAATCGAGGTATTCGCATGACGCTCAAAGAGCTTCGCGAACGCAAAAACAAGCTGATGACCGACGCATCGGTCATCATGAGCGCTGAGACGATCACGTCCGAGCAGCGCAGTAAGTTTGACACCATGCTGGCCGACGTGGCCACCATTGACGCCGACATTACCCGCCTGGAGGCTGTTGAGCGTCACGAGGCGGAGCAGCGCTCGATCCAGAACCGCCCCGCCCGTCCTGTGCCTGGCGAATCTGCTGCTGCCGCCGAAAATATTGAAGAGCGCAAGCGCCAGATCACGGCCAGCTTCCGCAGCTTCATGCGGACCGGCCAGGTCGAGAGTCGCGACTTGAC